AGGAGATGCAATTTTAATAATGGATTTAGTTGATTATGATTCAACAATAACACAAGTTACTACTCAAGCAGCTAGTGTTGATAATTCATATGCAGCTAGTTACTGGCCTTGGGTTCAAATTAATGATCCAGATTCAGCCCAATTAGTATGGTGTCCAGCATCCGCGTTATTACCAGGAGTATATGCGTATAACGATAAGGCAGCTGAAGCATGGTTCGCTCCGGCGGGAATTAATAGAGGTGGTTTAAGTACAGTAGTACAAGCAGAAAGAAAATTAACTCAAACAAACAGAGATGATTTATACACTGGAAAAGTAAACCCAATAGCAACATTCCCAGGAAGAGGAGTAGTAGTATTTGGTCAGAAAACATTACAATCTCAAGCATCAGCTTTAGATAGAGTAAATGTTAGAAGATTATTAATTGAACTTAAGTCTTATATTTCACAAATTGCTGATAATTTAGTATTTGAACAAAATACAGCAGCAACAAGAAATAACTTCTTAGCTCAAGTAAACCCATATTTAGAATCAGTACAACAAAGACAAGGTTTATACGCGTTTAAAGTTGTAATGGATGCTTCAAATAATGGTCCCGATGTAGTGGATAGAAACCAAATGGTAGGTGCGATTTATTTACAGCCAACTAAAACAGCTGAATTTATTTACTTAGATTTCAACATTTTACCAACAGGAGCTCAATTCCCGTCATAAAAACTAAAAATTTAGATATTTATAATAAAATAAAAACGAAATAAAATGGCAGTATTAAACCCGAACGAAATATTTTTCACAGCTTTTGAACCAAAAGTAGCTAATAGATTTATAATGTATGTAGACGGAATCCCAGCTTATATCATTAAAGGTGTTAGTGGAATGGGTTTCGCACAAGATGAAATTGTACTTAATCATATCAACACTTACAGAAAAGTGAAAGGTAAATTAAGATGGAATGATATTACAATGCAATTATTTGATCCAATCACACCATCAGGAGCGCAAGCTGTAATGGAGTGGACAAGATTACACCATGAATCAGTTACTGGTAGAGATGGTTATTCTGATTTCTATAAAAAAGATTTAACAATTGATGTTTTAGGTCCTGTAGGAGACGTAGTTTCTGAATGGATTATTAAAGGAGCATTTATTAAAGATGCATCATTTGGAGATTTCAATTGGGATACAGATGGTGAAGCAATGAATATTGATTTAACAATAGGAATGGATTACTGCGTCTTGAATTTCTAAAAAAAATCAAAATACTTTAAAGAATAGCTTGGCTTCGGTCAAGCTTTTTTTTATATTATATATGTATAATAAGAAATTAAGTTATAACAAATAAAATTTATATGGAATCCAATAAACAAATCCAAACTCCTAAACAAACGGCTCCAAGTAAGCCTAAGTTTAAATTCCCAACTGAAATAGTAGATTTACCTTCTAAAGGAATAGTATATCCTAAAAGTAATCCTTTATCATCTGGAAAAGTAGAGATGAAATATATGACTGCCAAAGAAGAAGATATTATTACTAACCAAGCTTACATTAAAAAAGGAATAATTGTAGATAAGCTATTAGAAGCGTTAGTAGTGAGTGAAGGCGTAGATTTGGGGGATATGATTGTGGGTGATAAAAATGCATTATTAATAGCATCACGTGTTTTAGGTTATGGTGCAAGTTATAAATTTACATATGCTGGTGAAGATCATGAAGTAGATTTATCTACATTAGAACCTAAAAAATTCGATGAATCACTATACACTAAAGGAGAAAATAAATTTACATTCCAAACACCACACTCAGAGAATTTAATTGAATTTTCATTAATGACTGATAATTTGGAAAAAAAGGTAGAAGCTGAGTTAAGAGGATATAAAAAACTTAATAAAGAAGTACAACCGGAAATGTCTACAAGATTAAAACATATGATTTTATCAGTAGATGGTAATTCAGATAAAAAAGACATTAGAGAATTTGTTGATAATTATTTTCTAGCACGAGATTCTAAAGCCTTACGAGACTATATAGTTGATATTCAACCCGATGTTAATATGGGGTTTGATATTGAAAAATCCAATGGTGATATAGAAGAGATTGTAATTCCGATAGGTGCAAATTTTTTTTTCCCTGACGCATAGTCAAGCTGTAGAATATAGAAGTAATTTATTTACCCAAATTCATGAAATAGTATTTCATGGTGGAGGTGGTTATGATTGGCATACTGTATATGAAATGCCCATATGGTTAAGAAATTTTACTTTTAAGAAAATACAAGAACACTTCCAGGAAAAAAATAAACAATCTAGTAATACTTCTACTAATGATTTAGAAAGAGGAAGAGATATACTTAAACAAGCACAACGATCAGATCCAGCTAATGCCCAAAAGCATAAGTATATGGATAAATTTCCTAAAACATCTACTAAACCCACAATAAAATCAAACGTTCCTGATTTTGTTACTACGAAAGCCAAAAAAGCTTAAGTTTACAATATTTATAACAAAATAGCTTAAATGGCATTAGATCCTAAAATAGTAGCAAAACTTAAAAGAGATTTAACTGAGATAAATAAACTCTATAAACAGTTAAATATGGAGCCGTTATCTATAGAGATTGAAACGGCCGGTGTAGATGATATACTGCTTGTTAAGGAATATTTAAAAGAAGCAAAAGCACTTACAGAGGATTTAAATGAAGGATTTGGGGGGATGGCCGAATCTATAAAAAACATTGTTCGAGAATGGAAATCAGGTTTTGCAGATCCTACAAAAGAAGCAACTAAATCATTTACTAAATTAAAGGGCTTAGCTGAAAAATTTTCGGATGACGCCACAGGTTTAGCTGAAATGAAAGGTAAAGAAGTTGCAGCTAATAAAAAATTAATTTCAATTGAAGTTAAAAGATTAAGTATTTTAAAATCTGAATTACTTAAAAAAACAGAACTTTCAGATACCGAAAAAACCATATTAGCTAACCTAAAATCTGAATATAAAGTCCAAGAAGAGCTTCTTGAGCTTGCTGAAGACAGAGTAGAAGAAGAAAAAAGGATTCAAAAAATGATGGGTTTAACTGGTGCAGCAGTTAAAGGAATAGCTGGTGCTTTAGGTAAAATTGGAATATCAAGTAGCTTTTTTGAAGGCATTGAAGATAATATGAGAGAAGCAGCAGTAGAAGGAGGTAAAATGTCTACAGCATTTGCAGCAGCAAAAGGTATTGCAGGTGGTATAGCTGAAGCTCTATCAGATCCACTTGTTATTTTTACAATGATTATAAAAGCTGTTAAATTTTTAATAGGAATATTAGATCATGCTAATAAAGTAACAGCTAAAGTAGGTGAATCCTTAGGAATAGCAGGAAAAAATGCTAAAGAATTAAAACATCAAATTCATGCAGCAGGTGATGCTGGTGGAGATATGTTCTACTTCACTGATGAGATGGTAGATAACTACATGGAGCTAAATAAGGCAGCTGGAATGAACTTAAAGTTCAATGAAAAAAATGCTAAAATGTTCCAAGATATGACTCATTATATGGGTCTATCTGTAGAACAAGCATCAGGCTTATTTAAAATATCAGCTGAAACAAATGTCCCATTTGCAGGAATATACGATAATATAGTTAATACCGTTAACGAATTAGACTCAGCAACTGGCTTCTCATCTGATATGGGTAGCATAATTGATGGTATGGTTAATGCTAGTAGTTCTGTAAGATATAATATAAAAGGAGGTGCTGAAGGATTAGCTAAAGCAGCTCACACTGCAAATAGATTAGGTTTATCTATGGATGAAATAGCAGCAGCAGCAGAATCTCATTTAGATTTTGAAAGCTCAATTGCTAAAGAAATTGAAGCAGAAATGTATCTTCAAAAAGATTTAAATCTAGATAAATTAAGATACGCAGCATTAACAGGTGATACAGCTACTGCAGCTGCAGAAGAAGAAAGACTTATAAAAGAAAACATGAAATCCCTAAAAGGGAATGTTTTGGCACAACAAGCATTTGCAGCAGCAACCGGAATATCTAGGGATAGATTAAATGACGTAATGTCTAACCAAGAAAGAATTTCAAAATTATCACCTCAACAATTAAAAGATGAAAAGGCTAAAGCAGCAGAAATGGCTGAGCAAGGTAAAACTGCCCAAACTTTTGATAGATCAATGCAATCTGCTGTACTTCAATTAAAAGCAGCATTATTACCTATTGCTGAAGCATTAGGACCTGTTTTAATAAAAGGTGCTGAGTTTATAGGCAATTTTGTAGGATCACCAGCTGGAAAAACACTACTAGCTGTAGCTGGGTTAGTGGCAACGGGTGCAATAATTGGGAAAATAGGTTCTTCTATTATGAAGTTATTTACTGGAGGATTAGGAAAAAAAGGAACTTATTTAAATCCTATGATTGTAAAGGATATTGGTGGTGGTGGTGGTGGTAATAATATGACTAGTATGTTAAAAGGAAACATATTTAAATATCTAGGTAAAAAGGGAGGTCTTTCAAGAACTTTGAATAGGACTATGATTAGAACTTTTGGTAAGAATGGGTTTACTAGATTTATGCAAACTAAGGTATTCAATCCAAAAGATATAGGTAAATTTCGTAAAGCATTAAATTTTGTAGCCGAACCATTAAACAAATTAGGTGGTAAAATCATACCTCAATCAGGTGCTAATTTAACAAAAACATTTGGTACTAACCAAATGAA